TGGGTAGTGGCCAAAACGTTTATCTACATAGCCATTCGCCGTGGCCCGATGAAAGTACCGACAAGTGGGACGAGTGTGTTTAGTCCTATTGCATCAAGCGGGGGTACAAGTACAGTTCTTACAACAGGATTTCCTGTTGATATGCAATTTGCAGATTACCTTGCTGGAACTTCAGGTAACGCCGCTGTAAAAAATACAATAACAGACAGATTAAGAGGATTGTCGTCTACTTCAACCGATTCTGGCGCTGTCGCACTACACACTTCTTCAGTAAACGCCGAAGACTTATATAGCAGTGGTGACTCTTTTACAAACACTACATTCACCCCTAGCGATGCTTTTGCTGGCTCAGCTAATATTTACCTAAACTTCCGACGTGCCCCCGGCTTCTTTGATGTGGTGTGCTACACGGGGACGGGTTCTGCGACTACGTTCAATCACAATTTAGGTGTTGCGCCTGAACTTGTAATTGTTAAATGGAGAGCGGGGGCTACTGGAGAAAATTGGGCTGTTATGTGTACTGCCGCAAGTTCTAGCCCTGATCGTAGATTTTTATATTTAGACCTTAATGCAGCAGGCGGCGGTCTTAACGGGAAGTTTGCTGATAGCAGCGGGACTCCAGTTCTTCCAACAGCAACGCAAGTATATATAGGAACCAATGACATAGTTAATAAAAGTGCAGCCACCTACGTTGCCTATCTCTTCGCTACCTGCGCTGGTGTATCCAAAGTCGGTAGCTACACAGGCTCTGGCACCACTAAGCAGATTGATTGTGGCTTCACTGGCGGTGCTAGGTTCGTACTGATTAAGCGTACCGACAGCACGGGTGATTGGTATGTGTGGGATACAGCTAGAGGTATTGTCAGCGGCAACGATCCTTACCTGCTCTTGAATAGCACTGCCGCTGAAGTCACCAGCACTGACTATATTGACACCTACTCAGCAGGGTTTGAGATCAGCAGCACAGCACCAGCAGCAATCAATGCAAGTGGTGGAACATTTATATTCTTAGCAATTGCTTAAGGGCTATCTATGGAAATTAGAATTAGATCAACAGGTCAAGTGATGTACGAAAGTGAATTCAGGCAGTATCTGAAAGACAATAACGGACCTAGCTATGAAACACTGACACCTGAAATTATGGCAGAGCTAGGCGTAGATCCAGTGTTTGAAGGTCCACAGGCTACACCTACTAATGTGTATGAGTATAGTCAACGCCAGGGTGTAGAACTAAAAGCTGACGGTAAATGGTATACCAAGTACGTATTAGGTCCACTGTTTTATCCCTACACAAATAGTGAAGGTGGGGAAGTTACAGTAGAGGAACAGCGTTCTGCATGGATGGCAATGAAAGATGCAGAACAAGCTCAAGCCATACGTCAGCAGCGTAATCAAAAGCTTACTGAATCTGATTGGACACAGGTAGCTGATGCACCTGTAGATAAAGCTGCATGGGCAACATACCGTCAAGCACTACGAGATATAACTGCTCAAGAGGGATTCCCTCATAATGTAGTGTGGCCTACTAGACCATGAGCATAAACCATGGACGCTCTAGAAACACTGGGTAAACTCTGGTATCTAGGTGCTGCTGTAGTAGCTATTGCAGCGTATGCTGTAACTATTAAAGTTCGTGTCGATTATCTAGAGAAGGGCTATGATAAACAAATCACTGAGCTTTGGAAACATGTTAATGAATTGAAAGGTAAATAGTATGGCATTGCAAGCTGATGAACAAGTTAAGCAGTTAGGTGATGCCATATCAATCATTACGGTTGTAGGTACATTAGCTGAGTTATTACCTGCCATAGCTGCCATACTGACTATTGTATGGACTGCTATTCGTATATGGGAAACAGATACAGTGCAATGTATTTTTAATAAAAAGACTGTACAGAAAGATAAAGAGGATTAATCTGCAATGTTTGAACTCCTCAGTGGTGGGCTTTTAGGTAGTGTTTTTGGTGGGCTATTTCGTCTTGCACCTGAAATACTTAAGTTCCTTGATAAGAAGAATGAAAGATCTCATGAATTAAATATGTTCCAATTACAGACTGACCTAGAAAAGATGAGGGGTCAGTTTCGTATGGAAGAGAAATACGTAGAACATTCTGTAGCACAACTGGATACTATTAAAGAAGCATTCAGAGAACAGTCAGAAACGGCTAAGAATGCAGGTTGGTTTGTATCAGCTATATCTGCATTAGTAAGACCTGGGATTACATGGGCATTGTTCTTCATGTATGCAGCAGTTAAAGTAGCTGCAATTTATATGGCATTCTTAACTAATGCACCTTGGTATGAAGTTATTCAACAGACATGGGATGCAGATGACTTTGGTATATTCACTATGTGTATTTCATTCTGGTTTGTCGGAAGAAGTATAGAGAAGTATAACAAGTAATTATGCAAACTAAACTTGCTACTATTGTATGCTCTGATGTCATTGGCTATAGTGCAAAGATGCAAGAGAATGAATCTTTAACATTAAAGATGTTAGATGCATGTAGAAGTGTTATAGACCCATTAATCAGTTTAAAACGTGGCAGGTTATTTAACACAGGTGGGGATTCTGTATTAATTGAGTTTGCAAGTGCTGTCGATGCAGTTAATTTTGGTGTTGAAATGCAAGCAGCTTTACGTAAATTAAACAGTGGTTTACGGTGGAGAGTTGGTATTCATATGGGAGAAGTGTGGGTATATGGCACTGATCTTATGGGTGAAGCAGTTAATCTTGCAGCAAGAACGGAATCCCTAGCTGACTACGGTGGTGTCACTATGACAGACACTGTGTATAAGTTAGTATCAGGTAAACTAAATGATTATAAAATTATAAGTAGGGGTGTACAAGAATTTAAAAATGTAAACCCTATAGAAATATATAGCGTTATAATCGATGGATGTGAACCTAACCCGTATTTAAATAAAGGTACTAAGCCTACAAAAGTAACAAATAATAAAAGTCATAAAGAATTAATAGCTGCAGTTATCAACGATCAAGCTGCACGTAATCATAGTATACAAGATGCTATTAATCTTAAGCATGATAATAAGTATGGTCCTGCTACTCGTGTATTAATGTGGAGAATTAGTAAGCAAGATAATAAAGCTGTAAGTGAATTAGTCAATATGCTACAGAAAAATATTGTCCCTAATGATCTTAAGCCTTATGTATTTGCTATATTTAAAGAATACTGCACTAAAGTAGATAGTGAAACTGCTATGCAGATAGCAGACCTTATAGAGAAAGATAGTCCTAGTTTAGCTTTACAGTTTCTACGTGGTGCTGCTAGTGTAAATGAAGAAGCTAATTACCGTTTAGCTCTTATGATTTTTAATAGCCCTAATAGTAGTGATAAAGAAATAGAAGAAGCTATTAGCGATTTAAAAGAATATGCAATGAAACGTAAAGTACAAGCTATGTTAAACCTAGGTATGTACTATAAAAGTATCAATGATAATAAAAATGCATTTAGATGGTTGTATGCAGCACGTGCTCAGCACAATAAAGAAGCACAAGAGTTATTAGATGCACTTAATAAGACTTTAAGCAAGAGTGATTTTAATAACTTTAAAACAGATGCAGATGCTTTAGTAGATGAAATAAAGTTTTTAGATGAAAATAGGATGAGGCAGTGAGTCTTAAAGAGGCTATTAAAATATCAAAAGAAACATTAATAAAGCCCTTTGAAGGCTGTGCAACAATACTACCAAACAAATTAGTAAAAGCTTATCCAGATCCAGGGACAGGTGGCAAGCCTTGGACTATAGGCTACGGTTCTACAGGTCCAGATATTACTGAAGATACTGTGTGGACTATGGAACAATGTGAACATGCTTTAGATGAACACCTACTATACTTTCTTAATGGATTATTAAAATTATCACCTGGGGTCGCACAAGAAAACCCAAAGCGTATTGCAGCTATATTATCTTGGGTGTATAATTGTGGGTTAGGTAACTATCGGATATCCACATTTAAAAAACGCATTGATGCCAAAGATTGGGCAGGTGCACAAGAAGAATGTAGGAAGTGGAATAAAGCTGCAGGTAGGGTACTAAGAGGCTTAACCATACGAAGAAATGCAGAAGCCGTTATGTTAGGATAAAGATATGCCAAGCAAAGAATTTACTACAAAGCAAAAAGAGATTGTAGCACGTAGATTGGGCTACGATGGTCCTATGTCTATGTTCGATGAGTTTCTTAAATCTGATCCTTCAATGGCACAAAGGTATGGATTAGTTGCGGATAAATATATGGCACGTGGCGGTCTGGCTAAGAAGACTAAGCGTAAGAAGTACGCTGTTGGTGGTGTAGGTGACAAGCGTATTGAAGATGATCCCACTTCTGTAGAAGCTGACGTTACTCAGAAAAGTGCTACCAATACTACTGCACAACAAGGTGCTGCTACTAATGCAGGTAAGACTATAGCAGGTACTAATATTGCCCTCCCTTCTAATTGGGATTCACTGGGTGGGGATAAGAAAGTAGAGTTTTATAATCAACAAGGTGTCACACCAGCTATGCTTGCTGCATCTGGTGTAGATCAAGCTACGATTGATCACATGACACAGAATATGGGTTACTCAGTTACTAACCCTGCTGCTGCCACTAATGCATCTGCTAATGTAGCTGCAGGTAATTCTACTGTCAATAACACAGCTACTACTACCACCAATACTGCAGTTGCTACGAAACTTCCCGATTTTGCACAGCTTTTTAAGGCTGATCCAACCTATAAAAACTACATGGGGTTGAGTCAGCAGTTCGGTCAGCTACAAGATGCTTTTGGACAAGGAAAAAGTCCTTTTAGCTTGCAGGACATTCAGGGGGCAGCTTCTGCTCTTCAACAAGCAATTCAGCCCTATGCCCAACAGTTCCAGGAGCAAAGCAACCAAGAGTCTTTAGCTCAACGCAACATGGGGGCCAATACTGCAGCTACTAATAATACTGCAGCTACTAATAATACTGCAGCTACAACTGCAGCTACTAATAATACTGCAGCTACAACTGCAGCTACTAATAATACTGCAGCTACAACTGCAGCTACTAATAATACTGCAGCTACAACTGCAGTTAATCAAAACACTGCTAGACAAGGCGCAGCCACTAATGCAGGTAAAACTGTAGCTGGTACAAATGTCAAACTACCTGATAACTGGGATAGCTTAAATGCCTCAGAGAAAGTAGCTTTTTATAATACAAACAACATTACACCTGACATATTAAGGAGGGCAGGTGTAGATCAAGCTACTATCGATCAAATGGCAGGGCTTGGCTATACCGTATCTGACCCTACAGTAAGGACTGATCCTACGACAGGACAGCCTATTATTGGTGCTGTACCTAAAGTAGCCCCAGTTAAAATACAGGAATCCGCTGATCAAGTTATTAGTGGGCAAGGTGGTGCAGGTGCAGTTACAGGTGCTACAGCTAAAACAGTAGGTACTACTCAAACTGTAGCAGAGCCAACTTCACTTACTGCACAGACATATGAAGCTACCTCAACTGAAGCAGACATAACTAAAGCACTTTCAACAGTGACAGGAAAAACTGGCACTGTATCTGAGCAGGCTAAGGTAGCTGCTGAACAGGGTACTTTATCTACTGAAGCATTAGCTACAGCAGCTACATTTGATGATAAAAATAAACAGTTACTTGCTACTGATGCTACACGTAAGGTAGATCCAACAGAGCTTATTTCTGCAGAGACACAAACTTCTGCTCCTGTTATTACTGCTGCAGAAGCTAATAAGCCTGCTGAAGTAGCAGCAATGACACGTGAAATAACTGAACGTGAGAAAGTAACTCCTGTCACTATCCAAGAAAAGGATATGGTACAGGCAGAGGCTATCACTGCTGATGGTTTATCTACAGATGCTACAGCTGTAGCTGCTAAATTAGAAAAGTTTACTGTTGATGCAGGTACACTAGCTGCCTTTATTGAAGGTGATGTACCTGCAAAAGCTACGGTACAGGGACAGCTTACCGAGTTGATGAAGTCTTTTGATGATGGTAAGACTCCTGCATGGGCTGCTGGTGCTATTCGTGCAGCTAATGCGGTTATGGCATCTAGAGGCTTAGGTAACAGTTCTATGGCAGGTGCAGCTATCTTCCAAGCTGCTATGGAGTCTGCCTTACCTATTGCTGCACAAGATGCCGAGACTTTTGCAGCAATGAATTTGCAGAATCTGAACAATAGGCAACAAGTAGCACTTGCTAATGCAGCAGCACAGCAAAATGTTGAGTTAGCTAAATTTAATGCAGAGCAGCAAGTAGCCCTACAAAACTCGGCAAATGCTTTTAGTCTGCAATCTCAGAATCTTAGTAACATGCAGCAGACTATGCTTGCTAATGCTCAGATTCGTGCTGCATTCCAAGGTCAGAATCTAAGCAATCAAATGCAAGCTGCACTTATGAATGCAGCAAAAGAGTCTGATGTACTAAACATCAATTTAAATAATCAACAACAGGCTTCTTTACAATCTAGTGCTCAAAACTTACAGACAGATCTAGCAAACTTAAGTACAAAGCAACAAGCTGCTGTAGCTAATGCTCAGTTGCAAGCTGCACTTGAACTAAAGAATTTAGACAATAAGCAACAGACTGCAGTTATCAATGCTTCACGTTATGCAGAAGCTAATAATATTACATTTACTGCACAGCAGACTGCTGCACTTCATAATTCAGAATTAATGAAGACTATTGGCTTAGCTAATTTAAATGCTGAGCAAGCTGCTGTATTACAAAATGCAGCTACTTATGCATCTATGGATATGGCTAATCTCAACAACAGGCAACAGGCTGCTGTAGAGAATGCTAAAGCCTTCTTGCAAATGGATCTTACTAACCTTAGTAATCAGCAGCAAGCTGATATGTTTAAGGCACAGGCTATAACACAAAGTATCTTTAATGATGCTGCTGCTGATAACGCATCTAAGCAGTTTAATGCTACATCTGAAATGCAGACAGATCAGTTCTTTGCTTCACTTAAGACACAGGTTAGTCAGTTCAATGCAGCACAGACAAATGCCATGGAACAGTTTAATACTGGACAGGAAAATAGTGTAGAGCAATTCAATGCTCAGCTAACAGCTAATCGTGAACAGTTTAATGCACAGCAGAAATTAGTCATTGATCAATCTAATGCAGAGTGGAGAAGGAATATTGCCACTGCTGATACGGCAGCTACTAACCGTGCTAATGAAGTGAATGCTCAAGCTGCTTTATCTGTGACTACAACCCAGTATAACAACATGTGGCAGGGTTATAGGGATAGTATGCAGTATGCCTATCAAGCAGGTGAGAATGATCTAGATCGTGAGAATAGATTGGCTATTGCCAAGATACAAGAGAATGCCACGATTAAAGCTGCAGAAGCTTCTCGTACTGCTGCCGCCGTTAATGCCATGGGTAGTTTAACTGCTAGCTTACTAGGTAAAACTACATTAGGTCAGGCTGCTGTGGATACAGTGACAAATATATTTAAAGGCATGGCAAGCGGCACTGCAGCAAATCCATTCGCTGGTTTTGACATTAGTAAATTTAATGACATAGGTTTAAGTGCTGAAACATTAGGGGTAGATGATGCTACGTTTGGTAAATTGGTAGAGGGCTTATCTGATTTTGAATTCAGTATAGCTCCTGGAGGTTAATCAATGGATAAATATATTCAAAAAGTAAACAAGCTTGTAGAAGAAAAGCTTAACAATGCAACTAAACCTAAAGGTAAAGGCTTACTAGCACCTAAGCAAAACAAGCTTAAAGATGAAGAAGCTAAGAAAGATGATGTCATGAATCTGATTGCTAACTTTATTGCTGACATTCGTATGAAGAGAATGGAGTATAAGCGAGATGAATAAAGATGACCAAATGTTTATGTCTGGTCCTATTCCGGGCATGTCATTGACAGGTGCTCCACGTAATGTACCTTGGGAGAATCCCCCTATGCTTGCTACTGTAGAGGATACTATTGCCTACTACACAGACAAGCTATTAGATCCTGAGATGGAAGATAATATCCTAGATGTATTAGATAATAAGCTTGATATTGAGACTATAGCTGATCATCTTATTACTTCATCTGTTATGAATGGTATTCATTCATTGGATGTGGGTGTCCTTATCAATCCAGTTGTACGGGAACTCATCATGCTTGTAGCTGATAGTACAGACACAGAGTATGTGGAGTCGTACAAGCAACAAGAAAAGAGTAAGCGTATTCCTAGATCCGTGGCAAGGCAGATTGTAAGACAGGCTATGGAGGAACAGCAAACATCCATGCCAGAGCCTGCTACACCTATGCCCACTGATGTAGGTCAAGAAATGCCCCCTGAATATCGTGGCTTAATGGCCCCGGTAAATGCACCACAAGCACCTGTGAGGTAAGTATGTCCTTCTTAGCTTCCTTTGTAACTGGCTTCGCTACACAAGCCACTAAAGATATTGAAGAACGTGATAAGGAGCTTCGTGATGAAGCTACTATGCGTTGGAACTCTTTGCTTAAAGAGAGGGAGAAAGCTACTTTACGTGCAGAGAAACGTAAAGAGGAAGTAGATACTTACGCTAGGCAACTGAGTTCATTAGGGCAGGGTTTACTTACTGAGCAGCAGATTGTAGCTGCCATTGCCAGTGGTAATGCTAAAGAGATTGTAGAAAGTCTTTCCAGTATTAAAACTAAACTTACCTCTGAACAGGCTAAGAAGCTTATTCAAGTGGGTGAAGATCAAGAAGTACCTACACTTGCTAAGTTCCGTGAGCAGACTACTGAATTAAAACCTGGGGCTGTATCTGCGCCTAGTGAAGATCAAATGCGTGGTGCATTTGGATTACGTACTCGTGCATTTGAACAGGGTCTTAAGTCTGCCTCTGCACAGACAGGTGTAAGCATGGAGGATATCTACAAGACTAAGCTTGGGGATATGCCTACTATAGCATCTAAGATAGATTTAACTACGCTGATGTCTGAGAAGCAAGCTAATATGGCAAGCAGGATTGACGCACTGAGAATGCAGGTATCTGATCTTGAGAATGATCCAGCATATGGTCCCGATCACCCATCTACTCAAGCACTGAAAGAGAGATTAACACGTGAGAATAAAATAAACAGTGCTGACTTTGGTAAGCCAGAGAAAGATAAGACAGAGAGACAAAAGTATGAAGAGAGAGCTTACAGCTACTTTAATCAAGCTGCTGACTCCAAGGATAAAAAAGAACGAGATAATTTAATAGCACAAGGTAGACAGCTTCTTGATGCAGCTAGGTTGCCAGAAAAGGAAAAAGCTGGAGATACAGACAAAGCACCTTCAGTGACAGGTAGTACTGTATTAAGTCGTGCCTTTCACGCAGGTGCATCACAGGCTGCTACAAAGATTGGCAATGCTCACTTCACTAATGTACCTAATCAACAGGGTGGTGTAGACAGAGTATTTACACCAACAAACCCAGAGGCTGAGAGATATGGCACTGCATTAGGTCATTCCCAGGTTAAGTTAATTGTAGATAGATATAAAGATCCCACTACGGGTGCATATCCTAAGTGGGTACTCGACGCTATTCCCACAATACCTGGAGCAAAGGTAGAAAACAATAAGCCAGTGTTCCTAGATCTAGGGGAGGCTACCTCTGCTGCACAGTCAACTATTGCACCACAGGCATCTAAGCCTTCAGGTGTAGCTGCTGCACGTGCATCTTCTACTAGAACTATTGTACGTACAGGAACAGTGCAGTCAGGTCCAGACAAAGGCAGGAAAGTCATTGAATACTCTGATGGAACTCGTGAGATCCAATAATGGCAGATGAAAATATCAAATGGGATCCTATACCTTCTGTAGTACCACAGAAAGATGAAGGTATTAAATGGGATAGCACACCAAAGATAGAAGTCAGTGGCACTGCCGATGACTTAAAAGATTATAAACGTACTAGCATGTTTAAAGAGTACGGTAAACCTGCAGCTAAAGTGACACAGATCACTAAAGGTATTATGGCTAAGCAGCGGGAAGATCGTGCTGAGATAGAACGGTATGAACGTGAGAATAAAGTAGACTTTGTTGACTTGTACCAAAAGCCAGAGAACTTTAATGTCATTAAAGACTATATGACAGCTAGATTTGGTAAGGTTGGCGAGCAGAAGAAAGATGAATCTAATGAAGATTACGCTAAACGGTTTGCTACTGAGATGCGTAAGATTGAACTCAACACGATACTCAATGCAGTACCTGAGCTAAACTGGATTGCTAATGCCAAACCTGCAGATGCAGAGAAGGCAGGTAAGGCTATCGATCTATGGGATCGTGTGCCTATTGCGATACTTAAAGGTGGGCAGGAAGGCATAAGACCTTACGCAGAGACTGTTATGTCCATTGCCAGTGATCCTCTTACCTACACAGGATTGGGCGTTGGGAAATTTGCTACGTATGCTGCTGCACGGCAGCTACTTAAAAAAGCATTCAGTACACCATTGCGTACAGGTGTCACTGCTGCTGTCGTAGAAGCACCTATATCTGCTGGATCTAATATTGTACAGCAGCGTATTAGAATTGAGAGTGGGGCTACAGAAGGTCCAGTTGATTTAGGTGAAGCTGCTTTTGCAGGCGTATTAGGCTCAGCGATGAGTGGTTTTGAGGCTGCAAGTGTGGCACGTAAACCTGCTACATATAAGAAAGATTTAGAAGAAAAGCTAGCAGGAAAAAGAAAGCCAACATCTAATCCGCAAACAACTAATTTTATAGAAGCCTTTGATCGTGAGATGGAAGATGTTCTTAAGCAGTTTGACATACAGCAAGGTAGAACACGGGTACTGGATGAAATAACACCACCAACGTCTGTAACAGATGGCAAAATAAAGAACGATATTTATAAAAGATCTCTTGATGTAGTTAAATACATCATGGATGCTGACCCTGCTTTTAAACCAAAGAAGGGGCAGCAAATGATGGAAGCAGTTAGAGATGTGTTTATGATTTTGGGTGAGCGTAGTAAAAACTTACCTGAAGGATCTGTGACAATACCAGATGAAATATTTAACGATGCACTTAAAAAGGCCAATATAACTTTAAGTGAATTTGGTCAAGCTTCATTAACTACTGCCAGTGAAATGGGCAGAGGTTTGGCAGGTCTTAGTAGTCTGTCGAGAGCACTCAATAGTGTAGGGAAACTAGACCCAGAGTCACAAAGACTTATAGATGGTTTGTACGGAAGAGACAATGAAATAGTCAGTTCAGGTGCTGCAACTATTAATGCTGTGTCCCGACTTGAAAGAGAGTCTAAAGCTTACATGGTGTCTGGTTTAGGTACTACCATAAGAAACGTATACGGTACTATGGGTGCTCTTACTTTAGATGCGGCATCCAGACTTCTTGAAGGTACGATATATGAGACAGGAAAGCTTGTTAAATCAGCAGTCACGGGATCATTTAAAAGGGGCGACTTTTCCCAAAGCATGAGCAACATTGTTAATGACTCTTTTAGTACGCTTATCAAACTAAATGATGCAGGAATGACAGCAGAAACTATGGATCTTATTCTAGCAGATAATCCAAAGTTAAGAAGCCTTATGCTTAACTCACTGCAAGAATCAGGGGACCAGGAGTTAAGTAAAGGTGCACGTTTTGTGAACTCACTTAACGTAGCACAGGATGCTCTGTTCCGTAGGGCCGTATTCACTGCCAGTGTGGAGAGAAGCTTACGCAGGGTTGGCATGGATATGATGGAAATACTAGCCAATGATAAAAAGATACCTACTAGTATCTTAAACAATGCTGCTGATGATGCATTAAAGGCTACCTTTTCCTATATGCCAAAGACTAAAGCTGCCACATCTATCGAGAATATGACAGAGACAGCAGCTAACTATATTATCCGTGGCATAGAAAAGTTCCCTGGCAGTAGTTTGGCTGTGCCATTCCCTAGATTTATGGCTAACGCTATAGCCTTCCAATATAAGTATAGCCCTTTCGGTGCGGCATCAGGTCTATCTGATATCTTGCAAGCCACAGATAAGTTTTTAACTAACCCTGCAGCCATAAAAAAGACAGCACAAGGTAAAGTTACTGACGAGGCTATTGAAATAGATAGGCTATTCCGTGATGGCACGAGAAAGTTTTCTCAAGGTGTTGTTGGCACTGCAATGATATATGCAGCCTATAAATACAGATTAGAGAATCAAGACACCAAGTGGAACAATATACAAGCCGAAGATGGTAGTACCGTAGACATACGCTCCCTCTTCCCTGCCGGTCCTGCATTCTGGATAGGTGACACTTTAGCTAAATCTAAACTAAAGAAAGAAGAAGAGATTAAAGTAAGTGAGGGTATTGAAACCATGGCAGGTTTAAAACTACCTGCTGGAACTCAGGGCACAATCTTTGAAGCACTGCCTGAGTTGCTGTCTGGCACTGAGGGCAAAGACTCTGACAGGGCACTTAAAGCTATAGGCAAAGTGATGGGTAACTTTGTAGGTAGATTTATGCAGCCAGGACAACCTGTCTTTTCTTACTTTGATTTAATAGACAGGGAATCAGGAATTGTTCGTGATCCTAATGTTGTTGAGGCAGAGGGATGGAAAGATATTATTGCTGTATCAGCAGGTAACGTACTTAAATCTAAAGTACCCGCACTTGAGACACCACTGCCTGTGGTTGGAAGAGGTAAGGCAGACTTACCTGAATACTTGCCCTATTTACGTGAGGAAACTCCCATACGTGCGGGTGAATTCTTTAGCACACTAGCAGGTGTTCGTGTCGTACCACGTGGCAACAAGCTTGAGCAAGAAGTTGAAAGACTCAACTTAGATCCCTATCAAATGTTTGGATCTACTGGCGATAAGATCTATGATCGTGCAGTCATTAAAGAAGCAGGTAAATGGATTAAACAAGTTGTGATACCACGCATTGACTCACGTGAATACAATGCAATGTCAGATAGAGAAAAGAAAGTTGCTATAACTAATAACATGTCAACTGCTTTAAGTGCTGCACGTTCGATTGTGCAGGGTGACATGACAGCTAAAGATAAAGAGCGTGTAGATAAGATGGCATACAACAGGCTATCTCAACAAAGACGCTTGGCTATCAATGATATGTACAAACGTGACAAAGGCGTAACCCTTGAAGATGCCAAAGATTACGCCTCAGTGTATGAGTATGCAGCTAGGCTAGAGGGTCTGCGATAGCTGCATTCTCTTTAGCTGCTAACTCTTGCCTTATAGCATTGTACTGATTTACTAGCTTAACGAACATAGGGTATAGCCCAGTTTCAATAGGGGTCTTCTTAATCAAATTAAGAATGATCTCTATTTCTTGTAGGGTTACCTGAATGCTAACATTATCGTTTTGCATATTTAACTTTCACTTTATCTAGGTTATCGAAATAGGCAGCATTAAATCCTCGCTGCCACTCTTTCCCTTTTGGGTCATCTTCAGAGTAGGGATTGGCAATCCATCCCCTGACAAAAGCATACCTGCCTTTATCAAATTGAATTGACAAAGGAGGTACACGATCTTTCTTAAGATGTTCAGTGTTGCTATTACGCTGCAAGTTTGTGTTGCTCTGATTCATTGTAGTTCCATCCCCAATCACCTACCATACCTGCTGCATTGTAGTCGGTAACCACACCCTCAAAGAAGTTCTTCAGTGTATCACCTGCAACAATCCAATCAAGCCACTCTAGCGGATTCTTTTTAACTCCCCAGTTACCCTTAAGTCCTAGTTGAATTAAACGTCTATCTGCTATGTAGCGAATATAACTCTTTACATCCTCTGCTGTCAAGCCCTGTATGTGTCCCATTTCAAATGCACCATCAATGACTGCATCCTCAAGTGCTACACTATCCCTGAACATCTGATAGATATCTTTCTTAAAGTCATCTGTGACAATCCTAGGATGCTCTTTACAGAACTCCCTGAATAGTTTAACCATGCCTTCACAGTGCATGGACTCATCACGGATAGACCATTCAACAATCTCACACATACCTTTCATCTTGCCATATCTCTGGTAGTTTAAGAGCATGGCAAAGGCACTAAACAAAGACATGCCCTCATTCATCACAGAACGGGCTACAGCCTTCGCTAATCCTTCATGGCTATGGGTATCTATCCTTGTCATGAAATCGATCTTATCACGCATCTGCTTGTATTCTAGGAAGGCTGAGTACTCTTCCTCTGGCAGCCCAAGTGTATCGTTTAGTAGGGCATATGCACGTTGGTGGATAAACTCTCTTGCAGCAAAACTTGTTAACATTGCTCTAATTTCATTGTTTTTAAATTTATGTACATAGTGATCTAGGTAATTAGACCCAACTGCCACATCGCTCTGTGTAAACAATCTAAGAATCTGAGTAATGTGGTTTTTTTCTTGTACGGATAGCTTGCCGTTTTGCCATTGTGCTACATCATCCTGTAACTTAGCCTCTGCCTCAATCCAATGAACCTTCTCAGATTCAACAGAATACTCAACAGCCCATGGGTACAGAAAAGGTTTGTAACTAGTACTACATGTTGTTAAACTCATTATAGGCCTTTCATACTATTTGATTTTTTAATATTTTCTACAGCAGGTATCACCTGTACGTTGTTCCAACTATGAAACCCACACACAAATTTACCCCTTAATGGAATTACATGATCCACATGATATCTTATGCCCGTCATCTGGGTGCGTAATTCTGATAGTGCATAAGCTTCTTCTAGACAAAAATCATTAAATTCTTCTCCCTCATAAATACTTGCATTTATTTTTCGGGATTCCCTATCTTGTTGATTCTTAGTTCTTAGTGCTTTTCCTCTGCAAGTATTTCTGTATTGTTTTTTATACAGTAATTCTTTTTCTTTGTTTACAGCTCTCCATTCAGCAAGCTTAATATTACTGCATACACAACAATATCCGTTGCTACTATATCTTATTGATCCGTGGTTGTTTTTGCATACAACACCTGTATCGTATATTTTTTCTCCCAATTGCAAAGCTTCTTTTCTTGTTTTAGGCGCAGACATGAATACTCCAAAGTTAAAAGGGAAAATAAAGGGCACTATGAAAGTGCCCAGGTGGGAAGTAAAGTTATATGTAGCTAATTGTCTATGTCAATTACTTTAAGTACTCCTCACTTACTTCCTTAGCCTTTAGTCTAATAGCACTTGCAAGTTGCTCACGAATGCTCATACCTTGCTGTGATTGTCCTGGCCCTAGACCTTCATACTTCACAATGCTTTCACAATTCTCATAGCTCTCATGTAAGGCAGCTAACAGTTTTGCATTGTCTTCCCTTAACTCTTCGATGTGTTCCTTTAAATCAGCGACACGTTCATCCGTAGTAAACTGCTCAGTCCCTACAAGCTTAGTAAAAATATTCCACAGCTTAGTGCATCGTGCTGTGTGCAATACCTTTGCTCCAAGTACAGCATTAGCTACAGTGTCTGCATCTGCATCCATTTCATATAGGTAGCCATAGAGGGCATCTAAATCATCCTCTAAACCCCACACAGTTAGGATAGATTGCTCTAAGTCAAATCTATCTGGGCCTTTGAATATATCAGATTCCATCTTCGTCTTCTTCGACATAGGTGTGGGTTGGTTGGTCAAAACTTCTTTCATAGTAGTCAAGTCTTTCAGCCTCGACATTAAAGTTTCCTCCGACTGTAAAGTGTTCGATAACTCTTTTGAGTGCCTTAAGGTATTTTCTATTGTACTCAAGGTCTTCTTTCTGATAAGGTTTAAGTTTTTCACCTGCTTCTTCCTTTGCTTCAGCAGTCTCAATCATCTCTTCCGTTGTGAAGTAGCTTTCAACTAATCCATTACGGATGATTTTATCTGCCATCTCATCGTCTACTTTAATGTAAGTCATAGTTTTCTCCTATTAAGTTAAAAGGGTGCAAGTTCAATATCGTCTAACTGCTTCTTGCGCTGCTGCTTCTCCATCTTCTTGTGGTACTTTGCTACTAGCTTTCTCTGTTCCGCAGTCTTGAAAGGCCATAGCCATTCCTGCATCGTAAGACCACTCGGATGTTTCCCAAGATTCTTTGTCATTAAAATCTCTGGCATTTCTGAACTCATTGGATTCCTCCAGTAGTTTAATAATCTCTTTAATCCTTAACTCCGCATCCCACAAGCCAAACTCTACTGTATCTATATTATCAGTAGCACTGTACTTGTTATTGTACTCACAATGCTCGTGGAAATAGTATGTACCCAATGCTACTAGATTAGCATAGATCCTCTCAAGTTGATTAATGATATCGTCTTTATTCATTGTACAGGAACCCTCACTAACTTAAGCTTACTAACAGGAACTTGATAGAACATCTCACCTGCATGTACATACTTATTAGGGACTTCCACTAAGGGGGAAGTAATAAGTGTATCACCCTCACAGAGAAATGCATAGGTCTGTTCGTTATTAAATACCATGAAAGTACACGGGAAATCAAGTCCGACAAACTTACGCTTCCTTTCAGGTATTTGTAGGGTATCGTACTGAAAAGCCTCTCCTGACCATACCCTTTTAATCTCAACTTCACTATAGAATCTTTCACTGTCTGTAATCACTATTAAGTCTGGACCATACTGATCATAGTTAGGTGCTGCTATATATCCCAATGCACCCCAGTACCTAACTCCAGCAATTCTAGCTGGTGAGTCATTCTCTGTGAATAGCTTTTTATCAAAGCGTTTCTTCTTACTCATCGCTATCACTCTTACCCGTGGCAGCTAAGACATTCTTCAGCATCTTGTAACGCATTCCTTTCGATCTTTAAACCGATCTTATCGGCTTGTACACCTGCACTAGTACGCAGATAATACAAACCTTTGAGTTTAGATTTCCAAGCTCGTAAGTGTACTGCATTAACATAAGACTTGGGGCTACCTGCAGGGAAGAATAAATTCAGTGACTGACCCTGACATATGTACTGCTGTCTATCTGCTGCATGTTCAACGATCCACATCTGATCCAATTCAAATGCAGTCTTATAGATATCTTTAACTGTACTATTTAAGAAGTCCAGATGCTGCACTGATCCTTCATTCATGATGATCGATTGCCATACCTCCGGCGTATCTTTCTCCATACCCTTGAGGATGCGTTGTAGATAGACGTTCTTGACCAGATGTGAGCCTGCACGTGTTCTGTGCACATATGCGTTAGACTTAATAGGCTCAATGGAAGCAGAGCAACCACAAATAATACTACTGTTAGCGTTTGGAGCAACAGCAATAAGGTGTGCATTACGAGTGCCTGTACCAATGAGATCATCAGGTTCCCCTCTTGTACGTGCCATAGTCTGCGTAGCTTTAGTTGCCTGTGCTTTGATGTATCTAAACATTCTAATGTTTGCAATCTTGGCTGACAGTCCTTCAAATGGAATATCCTTGCTTTGTAGGTAACCATGGAAACCCATAGCACCTAAGCCTAACGATCTTTCTGCTTCTGCACTACGGATAGCTTTCTGTATTTCTCTAGGTGCATTATCAATAAATGCTTGCAGTACATTGTCTAAGAAGATTGTAAGATCGTAGACCATATCTGTATCTACCCAGTCATCAAACTTTTCTAAGTTCACAGAAGACAGGCAACATACTGCAGTACGATCTTCACTTGTAGCTAAGTGAATCTCATTACATAGATTACTGCCGTGTACTTTTAATCCCATCTCACGTTGCTTAGGATTCAGTTGCCTGTTAGCTTCATCAATGAAGTTGATATAAGGACTGCCTGTACGGAATCTAGCTTCAAGGATACGTTGCCACAGATCCCTAGCTTTTATTGTCCCACGTACATCTTTATTGGCAGGATCGATCAAGTGCCACTCAAGATCCTTCTCTACTGCTTCCATAAACTTGTCAGTGACATTGACTGCGTTAAATAGATTGAAGCATTTTCGATTGATGTCACCGCCAGTGGGGACTTTAAAGTTAATAAACTCAACAATGTCAGGGTGACTAACATCCAGGTACGCAGCATAACTACCTTTCCTTGTCTTGCCTTGTTTGTATGCAGTCATCTGACTGTCTACAACTTTCATAAAAGGTATAGGTCCGGGTGCTTTATCGCTGACCCCACGAACATCTGACCAATGCCCACCTACACCACCACCTTTCACTGATAGCCATGCAACTTCTGCATTGTGGTCTACAAGGGATGTTAGGTTGTCACCTATGTATGTAAGGAAACATGAGATAGGTAAAGCCTTAAAGTATTCACCTACCCGTGGTGCATTGCTAAGTACAGGACTAGCAAACATGAACCAACCCTTAGATGCATAGTCATAGATACGTTGTGCGAAAGGTTTGTTATGGTTACAGTAAGCTAGTGCAGCACGAGCATATGCCTCTTGTGGACTACTCTCACCTGGGAGCATATAGTAGTCTTGTAATAGCTGCATAGCCTGTTCAGATAGTAGCTTATCACGTGAGATATCAATCTGTATACCGTGATAGTCCATCAATGATTCTTTCATTCTAAGCCCTCAATGTTAATGATGATATCGTCAGTCTTTGTTGCACCTATGTCATGCATAGCATTGATGATGGCATCCTTTATTTCATCTTCCAGATACAGTATGTCTGTATATACAGTGGGCATTTCTTTCTTATCAAAAGAAACTACAAAGCTTACATCTGCATAAACAGTACTATCTTGCACATCTTCGATATCATCAAATAACTTGAGTTGTTTCATTGCTTCAATGCCCCCATCAATTCAATTGTTTTATTCAGATACCATTGTGCTTTTCTAGCATCTTCTAAAGGTCTATTCTTGTGCATCATACGAATGGTGTACTTTAGTACATTACCACGGCAGTATGCAATAGCACCATCAGTCCCTAGTGTATCCACAATAATATCAATTGTCTCATACTGACCCATGTTGTAATGGGCAGGGTGATTAACCATGTCCGACATTATGCATTCCCCCTAGTCTTAGTCCAAGCACTAAGCTTATACACATTGTCTGATGATCCTATCATTTGTTCTACTTCATCTAACTTATCTTGATCCAGTAGCTCCCCACGATCTACGTATTCAATCATTGCCTTCATCACTTGATGATGGAACTCTTCGTCTTCAGTGATCAAACGAAAGCATGTGATCATCATGTTGGTGAGTTCTTCAATAGCACCTATTGATTCTTCTGAGCCTTTATCTACAGGCATGATAGCAATATTAAGATCTAGTGTTCCTGTCCATGTACCGTCCTTCTCAAAGTTAGGACTTAGGACAAGTGCCACATCATCATCATTAAATACATTATCAGGATTCATTTTGCTTTTTATCCTTAAAGACAATTAGTTTCTCTGGGAAATAACTCTTGGGTGATTCTTCTGCCCACTCTAGTGGGACATACTTAACTGCATACTGAAAACCATTCTTCTCGCACCATGACGCATATGTACTCTTAGATACTTTACTTAGCTTCCTATCTGCCCTTTCAAACACAAACCTTACATCAAGCATAGGGTGTTGCTGCTTGATAAGTAAATGCTTGCGTCTATCTTGTGAAGTAAATAAACCCTTAGTCTCTACTATAATACCATTGGGAAGTAAGAAGTCAGGTGTATATTTCCTATACATAAGATCTTCCCATTCGATCTTAATGTGTTCGTACTTAGCATGTATACCATTCTCTTTTAAATGCTCTTGTACTTTTACTTCTAACCCACTTCTGTAGCCATACTTCTTGCCTACAGCCCAGGCTTTACGGGTGTCATGTATTGTCTTTACTTTCATTTTCTTTCTTCTTGATAAAGACATACGAGACAGTTGGGGGATTTTCTGCCCTTGAGACAAGTGATGGTCTTTCTTCAAGACCTTCCCAACATGCGTACCTGTAACTGCACCACTGACACTCCTTGCCAAGGACTTTGTTACCCGTTGGCTTGTTGTAATATGTTTCTTCCTCTGCCTCATAGCACCTGCGAAATATATTCTCTTCAAGTTCTGCGGCAATTGCTTTGATATTCTCCGCATGTACATCAACATTCAAACCCTCTGCAGGTACGTACTTAAACTGTCCTGTAGCTTTATTAACTACCCACCATCCACCTGCCTCTATACCCATAGCTTTAGCGTAACCAGCTAGCTGTGCTAGATATCCAAAGGAATCACCAGCAGCAAGGGATTGGAAAGACTTAAACTTATTCTCATAGGACCACGGTGAGGCAGACTTAACATCATCTACCTTACCGTCCATGACAATATCAGGTGTGCCATGGATCTTGTACTCACCTAGATCAAGGGTAACCCTCTCTCCATCTGAGTATGCTACTCCTGTCTGCTTAAGCAATCCCTTGAATATAGCTTCAATGATATCGCCTATCATCATGTTCATGACGAAGTTAGTACTGTGAGGTATTGCCTTATGTGGCTCATTCTTATCGAACCACAATTGGCAATATGCCCTGCCTACGTTAGACATACGTAATGAAAATCCATTGTCTAACTTGTCTACAAACTGCCGAGTTAAGGCAGCACGTATATCCTCTACAATCTGTTCAATCACTTCTGGTGATAACGTACTATCACCAAACCGTAGATTGGAGAGGTACTGGTGTACCTTAAGCTCAGCAGGATGGTTCATTAGGCAGCTACGTCCACATCTACAAACTCTTCGACAAGCATGTCATCACGCTCCTGTTCTTTCTTAGCTGACCCTTCATTAAACTTCTTAATGATGTAGTCGTTATAGTTACTGATCCAATCATTGAAGTTAGCAAAGGTAATCTGATCCTTATCTTCCAATGGAATCATGACACCAAAGTCAGTATTGAAAGATGGTGTATAAAACTGTTCACCGTTAGGAAGATCATTTGCATCTGTGCCCAACTTAACCCAATGCTGAGGGAGTAAACGATTCTGTTTAGCGAACAATGCTACAACAGCACCTGCAGATTTGAATGCGTCCTTGTTATCAATTTCCCAAATGAATGGGATATTGTTATCCAACATAATCGATGATCCATCTGCTGCATATGCATTATCAGCTTGTATCTCACCGAATAAAACACGAACACGTTTAATAGACTTCATGAGGTTCTTTACTTCTTGTGGAAGAGCACTATAGTCTTTAATCCACCCAGATGGTTTACCACAATTGAATCCACCCATGTTGTCACGAAGGTCTGCATTGAGATCCTTATCCATTACTGTTTTGACATACATGTTTTGTTCACCTGCTGCACCTTTAATGAATCGTTTGTACATGAAGCGTTGGTTGAACAATCGGATGGCGGGATTCTGTAGGTAGTAATCTGTCTCGTTGTAGTTAAGAACATACATACCTGCTTCAAGAACTTCTACCTTCTTGATCTTACCTTTGATCTCTTCTTCACCCATAACTGCCTTATGACTAATCTTCAAGCGAGCCAGATTGCTTGATTGCTTAGGGGACTTCATGTCTACTGACATGCCCATAGCCTCTGCCATTGCAGCGAAGTTACCGCTGTTTACAAGTGATAAGCTAGTGCTCATTTAATTTCCTTAATTTAAAGTTGATTGTGGAACTTCTTTTTGTTCAAGCCAATTATTTCCTATCTTTGCTTCCAATGCAAGTGGCACATTGAAATCTATCGACCATCTCTTGTTAATGAGATTGATAAGATTGGCTTGAACTGCGTCGATAACTTGTACTACATACTCAATTTCATCTGGGTGTACATCAATGACAATCGAATCATGCACAGAATTTACCACACAACTTTCATAATGCACAAGTCGTTTATGTATTTCTACCAATGCTAGTGGGACTATATCTGCAGTAGCAAAAGATTGCACAGGATAATTCTTTATCTGTGTAAAGTTTGTTACAGTGCCATCCCTCTTACGCTGTGTGTTAGGGAATACAAACTCCCTGCCACTTGGTAGTTTAATGTACCCGTAACTAACTACCTGCCTTGCAAGTTGCTTATGCCATTGGGCTACTCCTTGATATTTCTCCATGAAGTGTCCGTAGTAAGCCGACTCTGCAGGTGTTCTTCCATATCCTGTGGCTCCGTATAAGGGTGCAAATGTATGAGTCTTAGCTGTTTGTCTAGACGTTGTTTGGCCTGCCTCCGTAATAACCTTTGCTGTGTACGAGTGAACATCAAATCCTTCTTTGACTTCTTTGATTGCTGTTTCATCTTGAGATAAGAAAGCTGCAACCCTGAATTCTAGCTGAGCAAAGTCAGCTTCCATAATCTTCCCACCTTCCCAACGTGAAACAAATACACGCTTCACAGGAAATGTATTTCCTCTTGGCATGTTCTGCATGTTGGGATTGGAACCACTGAATCTGCCTGTTGCAGTGATGTGCTGATTCAATCTCACATGCAACATGCCATCATCTTTTATGAAAGCTGCAATGCCATCTACGAAATTGCTGAGGTAACTGTCCAGGGCTGACAGTCTTCTAAGCTTACTTAAAAACTCAGATGCCTCATGCATTTGCTTTGATATAGCTACCCTTTCAAGTATTTCAAGGTTGTCTTTTGATGTACCGAAACCATTGGCTGATGCCCACTTTGAATTGGGGGCTGTGAACTTGAGTCCTGCGACATCTTTCGTCTGCTCATAGATAAAGCCTGAGCCATTACATGCATTGCATTTCGTAGCCCTCTTGAATGCTGAACCATCTTTTTTAACTTTATAGATAGATCCTACACCAGAGCAATCACTACACTGTATAGCTTTTGTTTTATACAAGGTAGCGAAGTTCTGTTTCACTGCCACTTTAAAATCTGCATCAGACATGTAAGGTGTGATAGCCGATACCCACCTAGTCTTATCTAATGGTTTCCTACTATAAATAACCCATGACAATTGCTCAGGGCTATTGAGATTGATCGGTGTGTCACCCATAAGCTTATGCACCTGATCATTTAAATACTTCTCAATGTCAGACTTCTCGGTAATGAACTGGTGTCTTACTTGTTCCAGTGCTTCCCTATCTACCTTGAACCCTGCCTGATACATCCTAGCAAGCACTACAGTAACTTCGTTAGTGAGATCCATAGTACCCACTAGCCCTGCATATTCAGGCTGCTGTAGCTTGTTCTGGATGGATTTGTAGACCCATTCAGTAGCACCTAAATCATGGCATAAGTATTCTGAGAGTGTTGCATGGGGAATATCTCGTACTGAGATACCACGTTTGAGATAATCTTTTATGACATCTTGTTTCTGGACAGGGGAATTGTGCCTCATTGCCACTGATCCCAAGTCAAGGGGGTTAGTTATACCACGCAGTAAGATGTATTCACCTAACATTGTGTCGAATACTTTACCTGTGTACTTAAACCCACACTCCCAGAGCCACAGTAGATCGTGAGATATGTTGTGCCCTACAAGCAGGGTAGTTTTATTGAGAGCTTCCTGTACATAATGTCGGTACTTATCAACATTTACCGACATTTCCGAATGATCGAAGGTATAAACTTGTGGTTCTTGGTCAAGGTACTTGACACCTACCATAACTAAAGTATTACCTTTCTCGAATGGATCTAAGTGTTTCTTTCCATCTCGTACTGTGATTGTGTTCTCAACGTCCAGTGTCGTAATCATCTTTACAGAACCCCTTCATGTGTTCTTTTCCCGCAGCTTGGCTTCAATGGCTCGGGCAAATCCCCATCGATCAAACCACTCTGAATTACTTGCATCAAACTTTTCGGACAGATAACCTAAATCTTGTATCTCCTCATCAGTCAGCCCAACCCATTGCTTTGGTGGTGTGGCGTAAAGTGGTTCAACCCAATTACCTTCCGTTGGTTTACAAGCAAATTTGTTTGATAGTTTTCCGTCAGGTGATGTAGATCGCCACGCCACTGGATCTTCCTTGTTCATTGCTCCCTCGCTTTCAACATAGCATCTGCAATTTTGTATGCGTTGCGTGAAACATCCCCTTCATGGCTGTATTTCTGCGCTATTGCTTGCATAGCCTTAGCTGCAAAGTAATCACGCAAAGTCATACCGCTATGGCCTGTTGCCGCAAACAGCGGAAACGCTGGGCCGCCTGTATCTTTGCTCATGTGTTCTTCTCCTTAAAAGCTTGTTCAAGAGCTCTCGCTACATCAAGCCATCCACCACCCTCAAGCACATCATCAATCGCCTCCCATACTTCCTCATCCGTCAGCCCAACCCATTCCTTCTTTTGTGGTTTGCTTGAAATACAGGTAACCGTATAAGGCCTGCCACACTGGCAACTCCATGCCACAGGTCCGTCTGCTGGTGTCTTTGCGTTTTTGTTTTCGCTCATGCTAAGAACTCCTTGATGGCCTCGTACACATCCGTGCGTCCGTGCTGGTCGTTTAAGCGTATGTCCAACCCGGCGTAGCGCATCTCTTTCTCAACCCATCGCAGAAGCGCATGGGCTTTATCTGAATCCCTTATGATCGCATCTCGCTCATCGCATACGGCTTCGTAAGCCTTTTCCCATACATGCAATCGGCGCAGTTCGTCGGCGGCTTCTCCGCATAGACCCGTGTGGCTGAATTGCACGTCAAGTTCTTCTAGCGCATCAGCCAGCACTAAGGCTTTGGGTTGTGGGTTCATGTGTTCTTCTCCTTCAAGAATTGCCGCACAGCGATGACCGCTCCACGAGATTAGCCCACACTTTGGACATAAAGAATCCTGCTGGCTCATGTGTTTTTACCTCTTAATTTAAGTTCTATATGCCTTGCATAGTCATGCAAAGTCTCGTTAGGTTTCCAATCCACTGCGCTGATCTCCTCACCCGTCAGCCCAACCCATTCACGCTTTGGTGGTGCGGTGTAGAGTGGTATGTCATCTGGATTGGGGCCGATCAGGTTGCCTTCTTCATCGAACTTTGATGAGCGATGCCACCAAAGTTCCCCCTTGCCCCCATTGGTAATCCACGCCACCGGCTCTTGTTCACGTTTTGCCTTTTCATCGACACGTTTTTGCGATGTGTCGTCGTCGTAAACCCATCCATCAGCAACGCTCCAATACAACGGCTCTCGTTTTTCTTCCAGTGCTTGACAGCAATGACCACAGCGTGGACACTCAAAATCATCAAGGTATGACTTAGTTTTTTGGTACATATTGTGATCACCACTCATAATTAAACTGACTCCTTGTAATTCACCAATACTTGTAGGCATTCCCACTGTCCCAAAGTGAATGAAACAACACGATTGTTTATGGTGACATCAAACCCTTCACCATTATGCCACTCACAGACTTCCATAAAGTCATCCGCATCAGCAAATTGGTCGTATGGTTTAAGTTCAGCAAACTTGGCTTTTCGTGTGTAAGTATCTACAGTCATTCTTTAACTCCGAAAGTTTCCTTGATGTCATCTCTAATTTCTTTCAGTGCATTGTAAGTCCACTCACATGCAAGCTCACCGGATCGACTGTTACCTACAGGAATACGATAGGTTTCAATCTTATCTATGCATTCTTTAGCGGTAAGTTCCATAACTTTTATAAGATGTGTTAATGCCGATTCAGACCATTCACACTCACCATATACTTCTTTAAGAATTTCTAACCTGTTCATTCTTCAACTCCTCTAACTTCTCATTGTAGTAATCACGATAAATACCTGCACATATAAATCCTACAAACACTGCAGTTAGGGCTATCAAAAGTAGCTTTGCATCTATGTAGGCAAAGATACCAAACAATACAATAGGCACTAGATACCCTAGCAATACCTTGATTGCGTACCACCTTGCCTGATTTTCAATACTTTTATTCATGAGAAGTACACTCCAGTGGAATAATCAAACTCTGCATGGATGATTCGGTGTATACCATTGATCTTATTCTTTACAATGTTCAAGTGTCTCTGTCCATCATCACCATCTGTAGAGTCCTGCAATGGAGGATTACGTGCAATTAAAATCATTAGGTCACTCTCTCCTGCAAGTCCTGTCTTACTGCCTTCAATCATGGCTTGAGATAGAACGATCTTACCTTCAGCCTCAGCAGATAACTGTGTGCAATAAACTACAAGACAACCATACATCTTCCCAATGTTTCTTGCATACACTGCATTGGCTTTAAGTACTGCAGGATCTTGAGTAGATGCCCCATCTTCAGCAAACTTAGATCCAATGTCAAGCACTACAATGTCAGGCTTGTGTGTCTTGATCACTGACTCTGCCCATCTCATGGTCTTACCTGTAGCATCTACAAACTTTATATTGTCTTTTATGGGATCATAAAGCCTGTGTGCCTGTGCCTTGTCAGCAGCTATCTGTGTCATGGTCATACCTGTAGCTGCTGTCATGTACCTGCTAGCCACTCGCTCTGGTTTCTCCTCATTACACAATACTAGGATACGTGCTCCCTGTGCTGCCCATCCATGAGGTGAAGCACATAAGGTACTGTGAAAGCTTGACTTACCTACGTTAGATCTAGCACCGATCACAAACAGCATACCGTTGTCTAAGCCTTGCACTGAATTAAACAATGAAGGTATGTTGAATCTCCACTTGGTATTGCTAGCTGCCTTGCTTAGCAGGTTATCAATGCTGTTGTCTACATAATTAACTCGTATCTGTGGGGTGAAGTCATCCTGATAGTTATCAAGGATCTGCCTCAGTGGTTCCATGGTGCTCTGTTCACCATTCACATACTGGAATCCTAGGTTGGCTACCTCCTCACCTACTAGTTGCCTGAACAGGTTACTGATTATTTTCTGTGCTACATCTGAACCCATGACAGAACTTCCATGTATCTTTTTAAACTCAAGATGCATGGCATGTTTCTGTGCCGTTGTAAGTGTGGGATTCTCGGTGAAGTACAAAGCCTCTAGTTCCTCTGGGGTTATGTCCCGTTGGTACTCTTCCATGGCTTTGTCAATGAGTTGTTTTATCTTGCGTAGATCCTTGCTAAAGATCTTGTCGGGACACTTAGCCCCTCGTGTTTCATCATAGAAATCTTTATCGAGTAGGCTCTTCAGTAAGGCATGTTCCATCTTTACTCTCAATCAATGAGCGGACACGTTGCATGTCCTGTGGTTGGCGATATTTTAAGTCATCATACAGCTTCAATGCATATGCGTCAATGCCATGTGCCTTGAGTTCTCTGGTGTATGCAACGGTCTTAGCCATTGCATCAGGGTCAAGTGCTACTAAGACACGTGAGTAATCTTGTAATTGCTCGATGTGTTCTCTGAGTAGTGCTGTCCCCATGATAGCGAATCCTGTGCACTGAAAGTGTAACGCTTGGGTAGCTGAGATACAGTCCTCGACAAGGATAATTGTTGAACCCTCCCCACAAGAGTACGCTCTGCGAGAATTGCCATACCTTTTCCACTTCGGGGTACGGTGAACAGATGATGAATTAAAGATCCTTCCAACAGCATCAACCATCTTACCCTTGTCCATGACTGTAAATACAATTCGACTGTCTCTGACATCGAAGCGTAGTTCCACGGTGTCATGGATGGAATTCTGCCTACGAAATGTTTGAATGTGTTCATGGTCTTTAACGATCCATTCAGGTAGCACAAAGGGTACATCTTCTTTATCTTTACTGCCATGCATAAGTTTACGTATATCTTCTACACGTAAACCTACACCTAACTTACCTCTCAATGTACAGCTATTAGCATAGCAATTCCATACAAGTGTACCGTTATCATTAGTAACTGTAAATGTATTCTTTCTACTGCACACTGGACATGTACTTCTATATGTTTGACCTATGTATAAATCTAAATTAGATACATAGTCTTTTATATTAATCATTTAAATGTACACTGTCCGTGTTGGTGAAGCGAAGCTTAGCAGCATTTTTAGCACTTGTCAAAGTGTTCTTCATGTAAGGGGTTACTGAACCCGGACTTACATGTCCAGTCACTGACATGATTTGTGGTAATGAAACACCTGCATCGACCATCTCCATCGTGCCTGTCCTTCTCATGTCCATAATCTGTAGCTCTTCAGGTAACCCTGCCTTACGTATCACTTTCCTTGCCACGATTGCCAATTGAAACTTATCGTAAGGCTTGTTAAAGATCCTATTGCTGTGGCACTGAGGAGCTACATAGTCTGTGCCTACTTCCTGCTTCTGCTGCACTAGCATCTCATGTAACTCCTCCGTTGTAGGTAACTCTACCCTAGCCCTACGCTTTGACTGCTCCAATGATAGTACTTTAGTATCAAAGTTATAGTTAGCCCACTTCAGATTGGACATATCACCTAGCCTCTGACACCACTCGTATGCCATCTGAACTATCAACCCCACAGAACGGGTATTAAACGAGCTATAAGCCACGTTTAGGAAGCGGGTGATATCCTCCCTAGTCCAGACTACTTTGCGTGGCTTGTGTGGCCTCCTAAGTACCTTGCTGAAGGGATTTATCTCACAGTATCCTACCCGTATGGAGAAGTTATAGACTACAGAGGCAGCAGACATGGTGTGATTAGCAAAAGGTACACCCCTCTCAGCCCACGCATTGTATGCACGTTGGGCTAAGGGTGTAGTAAGGGTTTGTAGGTACATAACCTCTACCTTCCTGCCCATGAGAGGTGTCTGTAAGAAAGTGTTAAGACAATACCGATAATCTTTCTGTGCTTGGGGAGAGAGTGATCGGTACTCAAGTGACTTGTAGTACTGCTCTACTGCATCAGCTATCCGTGTTCGTTTGGCTTGCCTCATGTGATTGCCTACCCCAATTGTTGAATACGGTTGATAGGAACTTCATACGTTCTTTCTTAGACTCAGGTTGTGTAACGACAACTTCTTCGGGTACATATCCTGGCACTGTCCATGCCCACTTAGTACCTACCTTAACTGCAATGACCATGTTTTGCTTACGCATGTACTGTAATACAGCTACTACACGGGCATGTGGTACTTTAAACTTCTTTTGTAGATCGATAGCAGTTAATGGTGTGGCAGTTACAGCTTGTATGATTTCAGTGTGGTTCATCCTTCACCCCTTAATATATCTGCAGCTTCCTTCATGCCATACTTCTCCAACAGATTGATGCAGTGAGTTAGCTGTCGTTCACTGGATTCATAGGCAACTGCCTCAGCAAAATCCATGAGGGATTTATCACCATAGATAGACCCCACACGGGTGTACTTTGCAATACGATTAAAGTCATCTGCGTACATGTTAACTCCTCACTCTAAGTGAAAGACACTAGCAATAGCCTCTGCACATGCCAGTGCTACCTCTACATGCTCCTTCTGTGTACCATTCTTAGTACGTAGGTCTAGGTAATGCAACCAACTACGCAATGTCCCATTCATGTACATCCTAGATTCCATCATACCTTCAGGCAACACAGACCTTGCAACTTCCTTAGCTAACCCATGCTTGATAGCCCAGTTGTAGGCATCTAGTGCTGCATGTTTCACTGCGAGTTGGTGGTACTCCCAGACTTCTTGCAATCTCTTGTCATTAGTTTCAATAGAATTCTGTCGGTTAGATTTGTCTTGGAGCCTTGCTTCTCTAAGTACAAATGCGAGTTCTTTAGTTGGGTCAGCATATCGTTGGCTAAACTCTTGGAAGCTAAAGGATCTATGTCTGAGGATCTGTCTTGCAATGTCTCTGGTGGTAGTGATTTCAAGGCAGAGGTTGACCATCTCGAAAGGCGACCAGTGCTTATGTTCAATGAGGTACTCCAGTAGTTTGTCTGCGGTTTTGCTGTTGAACTGATTGGATGGATTCGAGACACGAGCGCAGTACGCAACCAGTTCTTTAATCGTTTGGGGATGTCCTGTATAAACGCCATCGTCATCTACAAATGCTCCAGTGTTTACGTATGTATATGAAATTAATTTAACCTTCACGATATACCTCTAGCCTTTCTTGTTGCATCTGTTTTAGTTTGGAATACTTCTCTTTCCTACGGTTAGCTTCCTTGACTATGATGTCATTGGCTTCAATGCTTACCTTCTCCACAAATGCAGGTGTCTGTGGGTTAGTCTCTTCAACCCTGTACACATGCCCTTGTATGTAGTCCTCTAGGATCATGCCCATGTCCATCAATTCATCGTATCGATAGTTATGATGGGGCAGTGTCTCATTGAGTGAAGAAGCGTAGTAGCAGAGCATGGTACGGTAGGATAGCTCAGGTGCTTGTGTATCAGACACCTTGAATGTAGCTACCCCATACTTACCACCACGTTCAGCTACCTCATCTTCCGCTAATGCCATAGCTTTGTCTTGATCATCACCCATGTAGACTACGTACCAGTGATTGTTAGTCTGTCCGAATCGGTACGCAATCGTAAGGTAATTATTCTTAATCTTCGGTGTTGATTTGTTTTGGAGTGTATTGGTCTGGGACATAGATAGAATTCCTTGTTTCGTAAATACCACCAAATGAGGTAGCTCTAACACGTAGTACGGTGGAAGTTCTTGTGATACCTTCACCATACTTGGGATGATCTAATGCATACACAGATATGTGATCGTCATCTTCCCATTGTGCTGACCCTTGCCTGTATCTCACAATGCTTTTGCTATCCTTCTCTGTAGCAGTCCATTGGTACTCCCTGTCCATCTTAATTGCATTGTTAATTGCTTCCTTCAATGCCCATGAAAGTAAGGTAGATGTTTCCTCACTTGTCATGTTCAAGGTCAGGGTAGCACTGCCATCTTCGTGCTCCACGATACTCGTTACATCAGCCATTAATTTTCTCCTGTATTTAATACGACCCTACTGAATGTCTTACCGTCCTTGTTTCGTGAGTAACAAAAGTAATCACCACGATCATTTAGTTCACGTACCAAGTGTCCCTCTGTAGGCTTACATAGATTACGTGCTACACGCTCGGCTATGTTCCTGTTGTCTGACTCAATGATATAAAAACCAATCAGACAAATACAGGCAATACCCACTAGAATCTGGGACAGTACAAGTATATGTTCAAACATCTTACTTAACATCTTCGATCTCCTTTTTAATAAGCTTTTCTTGCAACTGCTTACGCTTATCCTTGAGTACACGAAGACGGTACTTGGGTGTACGTAAGTCCTTTGCTACTGGGTTACGGCTACGCCTATGTCCCGTCTTCATGTCTACTCTCCTATGCAGCTAATAATTCAGGCATGAACCTAGTTTGGAACTCTTCACCACGAATCACAGACTCGATGTCCTGCTCAATACGGATACGCTTGGTAGCTACATCAGCAGTACGTGATTCCACGTGGGTACTTATGTGAGTGAGAGTATTGTACAAATGATAACTATTCTCACCTAGGATATTGTAGCTATCGTGAATACCTACGATACGATCTAACCACTTCTTGTTAACTTTCGTACCCGTCTTGGTTGGATAGGTAGCTACGTTACGCTCAAGGAAATCAATGGCATCTGCACGTTGAACCTTGACACCCTGCATCAAGCGCATGACCTGTGCATCTTTCAGCAATTGATCAGGAAACTTGGAAGCAATCTTACCTACGGTATCTGGATCACTGTAGGTGGTATGCTTCTGTACAATACCAACTGCCTCACGTGGTGCAATCATACCGTTCAGGCAAGCTAGGCGATAGATCATAGCCCTGATCTGCCTACGGATTGACTGGTCATGTGAGTCACGGAAGGACATGGTCATCTTGGCAGGTTCACCAAGCACTTGTTCGTACTGGTAACGCTTGAGTACGATCTGTGCTTCCATGGCAGCACCTTCCTTGATGACATTGAATTTGACCTCAGCCTCGGACGTATCCAGACCTGAGTGCAGTAACCCCTCACGGAAACTATCCCATACCTTGCTAAAGTTCTGGGGATTGTGAATGGACTTACCATTCCCGATCACGGTGTCTGTGTTAGGATTGACTACCCAGTACTGGTTACGGATAGCTACACCATTACGGATCTGAGGCTCACGCACTGGATCGAAGTCAAGGATCTGGGGAAGTGCGGGAAGTACGGTGTCGAGTGATGTGTTCATGCTAGTTCCTTACTGAGTTTACGAACGGTTGTGAGTTTACGAATGGTTGTAAATGGATGCGTTTTTGGTAAATCTGGTACGGATAAATGCTGTTTACTTCAATCGGTATGTGGTACTTGTCACATAGGTATTGCAGGAAATCAAACGGTGGTTTGTTAATGGACTCAAACGATAGCCACAGTGCCTCACCTTCATGTAGTGGTACAGGTGATTCTTGCATGTACCAGCGAGTGATTGTCTTGGTAGGGCAATCGATCACTGGGTTCCAAGCTAGTAGTTTGAATGGCTCACTGGTTTTGAATGCCTCCATGATGGGTTGATAGGTGATTGGGCTAGCCTGAAATACAACATTGCTATGTACCCAATTGTGTTCCTTGATGTCACAAGCACCCCCATACTTAGTGTAGCTACGGGTATGGGGATGATTGTCAATTATGATTTCGGTGACCAAGTGCGATAGACTCCTTTAACGGGTGTGAATCTGTGCCAGTACAATGAAAGCTTACCCATGTGGATAGCGTTGAAGTCTGACGTAGGGTCAGCTATGAGAACAGAAAATCCTCTGCTCTTCTTCGCTCTCTTACGGATAATGATGGGTAAACCGAGGAACTTAGTGCGCTTTTCATAGTATCCCATTGCGATTGCTCCATGTTGATGTGCCATTTGCGGTTCAGTCCATGCCCTGTACGTTGGATGTGTGCAGGACTGACTGAATTGTACCTACAGAAATTTACAGCGTCAAGGTATCTGGAAAACATACGCCTTACCATGATGATTGATAGTACAAATTATAGCCTGGGTTATCCTTCACAAAGCTAAGCACATTGGCTAGCATCTCCTCTGTATGCCTTAGCTCACTGAAGTAGTACTCATCATACTCAGTGGAACCAAAGAAGAATCCACCTTGTGTAGGTAGCATGTTCTCAGCTAGCTTGGGGTTATCCAGTACCTCACGTACAGTTGCAAGCAATTCCTCGATATGCTTGGGGTCTACGTAGTACTCCCTACAATCGTCTTCCCCGTCCTGTACGTTATTCACAAACCAGCTATGAATCTCGTTAGCCTTACGCCAGTATCCAATCTCAATGCATACATCTACTGAGCGTAGATTCTTGAATGAATGATTATCAGGCATAGCTAGCTTGATGATTGCGTTACCTTCAGCTTCATCGTAATAGAACTTCTTTGCCTTCAAGTACATGTCTAAACCCATGATGTCTACTCCTTGGTGATTTGGAAATTACCTAGCGTTGTCACAAAAACAGTGGGTGTATACGCCTCCACTGTCCTGTCCTCATTCAATATTGCATATTCAGCAGCTACTACCTTCTTGTTCGTATCCCCCTTGCATACAAACGAATCGTATTTATACGGATTGTAGGTAACCTCTTCCCTGTGTAGTGTATTGTGCAACTCCATGTCTGCCACGTTGCCTAGCATCCTGCCTGTGATACCTGCATGTACATTCTTACGCTTCTCACGTAATACCCTCTGCCTACCTGCCTGTGACACTTTGAAACGACAGTTTTGCAAGATAACCCATTCTCTGTGGGCAATGACTCTGCCCTTGTTTACACCTTCCAGTGCCTTTACTGACCACATGTGTTTATGCAGGTTGTAGTACACAAATACTCGCATGGTGTCATGCCTCCTCGGTTACAGTGGACATCTCGACAATCGGATTTACTACGCATTGATACATGGGTGTATCCAACCCTACTCGCTTGATGTGGGCCTGTGCCTGTGCTTCAGTGTCGAATCTGAGCATCCATACATTGCCTGACCCATTGACACGGTAGGACAGCAAGTAACCTACAATCTGTGCATCTAACATTACTCTACCCCTGCCTCTTTGAGTTGATCGGAAGTCGTTTGCACTCTGGGTGCAGGTACATGATTAATATTAATACAATATATAAGCCTGTACCCTAGTGCTTCCACATTCTGCAATGTACGCAAGGTCAGTGTGCTTGTACCTGCAATGTCTGCAAAGGTCAGGGCATTTGGGCACAAGGGTACTGCACGTGCCTTTCCGTAGGTTTGCTTTAGGGTGAAGTGGATTTCCATGTTCAGTGCTCCAGTGAAAGTGTGTCGAATTGTCTTGCGTATATAAACTAACGGTCGATGGCAGTGGAAAGTTAAGTCATTTCCGACGAGTGGCAGGTTCTAGCCGATAAGCGGTAACTAGAACTCAAAGTCAACATATACAGGGGTATCAGGCTTCAGGTATATGAACATGCATATATCATCGAACCTCTGTGCTGCATACCTCTTTGACTCACGCATGTACTGACCACGACAGTAGACAGTTTTCGATGCAGCATTACGCTTGAAATACTCACCTTGCTTGAGATCTTTAACTAATTTCATGGTAATGGACTCCAGATTAAAGGGTTATTTCCAACTCAGTGGCAATGTCCCACGCCAATGTATAGGCATGTGATTTCACCTGTTCTGAGTCAGGCCCAAAGGCATCTAGTACCTCCTCATAATGGCTCTCCTCATTGTCAAGTGTGTACTGTATTAATTGCGAGATTAATTGCGAGATTAATTGCGAGATTAATTGCGAGATTTAGTGTCGAACATTCGACAGTAGAGTTAGGGGGCAAAGCCCCCCAATGTGTACCTATGATTAATGCACAATGAAATCGTTTTGCACAGTCTTAGCCTTGCCCTTAGCCTTCAAGCCTACGATTACACCTTGAGCATCTAGGAAACGGGCATCTTGAGCATCCCCATCGATAACCTTGCGACCCATGAAAGTTAGGGGGAACTCACCTGCAAATACCACGGCCATCTTCGTACCCCTATGGGCAAGTGCAGATGTAACCTGATTTTTGTACTTAGGTGCTGCCGAGTATGAAAAAGTCAGGTCATAATTGCTAGGCAATACTTTACGAAACCTTGCTGCAAGCTTGGTGTAGTCGTAGAACTGCACCATGGGAAAGGCTTCCATGATATTGTCGTAATTTACCCCATCAAGGGTTACAGGTATATCCTCCCACTGCACATCGGATAAGACGTTAAGTCTTACTGCCAATGTCTTACCCTTTTTAGTGGCAGTACGTACCCTAGACTTCATTTCCTTGACCAATTGAGCCATGAAAGCTTCACGATTAGTCATGAAAAAGTCAGACTTGGCTTGCCTTGCTTGTGCCACATTGGAAAACTTACCCATACCTGCAGACTTCAGGCATACATCCATACATCCGGCAGCCTTAGATCCTCCGCACAGTGTGTAGTTGGGCATCATTGATAAGCCTACAAATATGTAGGCATCCTGCTTGGCATTAGTCTTGGCAAGCTTGCTATTGGTATCAAGTGAGAGTAGTTCCATGGTGTGTGTATCCTTACGTTGGGTTGAAAAGTTAGTGTCGAATGTTCGACAGTGGAAGCTCGCTGAACAATCAGCTTGCAATCAGGTTAACGGTCAAGAAAACGAAAAGTTAAGTAAAAACCGACAGACGGTAGACAGTGCCAGATGAACGGCAGATTCCCTGTGCATCGTCATTACAACGTGATGACTCCAAAAAACATAAGCGCAATTAAGGCTTGTAGGATTACGATCATGCCTGCCATAACGAGAAAATCATTGTCATGCTGCATAGGTTACCCCTAGGTTATGAAAGAAAATCGATTACAGGGGGTTTTAACCCCCTTATAAGGCTATCAAATACGCTTAAGCAAAGCTTCGATAACTGCATTCAAGTCTAGATTCTCAGACTTGGCAAGCATGATAATCGAATCAGCGAAAGCTTCAGCATTATCTACGATAATCTCAAGGCTATCTACCACAGGTGAAGCTTTGCTTTCCTGCACAGTAGGCTTCAGTGTCGAATGTTCGACAGTAGCAGCAACTGGCTTTTCTACCACAGGTGAAGCTTTGCTTTCCTGCACAGTAGCAGTAGGCTTGGCTTGGGGTTCGACAGTAGCAACTGCTACCACATCAGGAGCTTCGCTCCGTTGCACAGTAGCAGTAGCCTTTCTGATTGCTTGGCGAAGGTAACTAGCAGAGCTAGACGAAATGTCTAGTTTTTTCATTTGCACTTGGACTTCAGTCCAATTGTCTGCCAACCACATGGCATCGGATCTGTCTTGTCTTGACATAATGGACAATTCAGTTTTCATCAAAAACTGACCGAATAGCAAATCGGATTTGAATAGTGACCTAACGTAGTTAAGGACATCACCGATACCCTTCAGCTTTTCCAAAGCTGCTTTCTGTTGTTTCTTGATCGACTTGTAGGCTTTAGCCTGAGCATCAATTGCTTCCCCAAGGCTATTGCCTTGATACGTTGTCGTTGTAAGCAGGATGCCTTCGGCATTGTACATGACTGCATCGTTGATGGGTTGCTTTGCCTTCGGCAATGTAGCGTTCTTGACTGCCGATTTGACGTTGAAAACTCCGTTTTCGCTGATCACTGCTAGGTTCGATTGTGCCATTTTCCTACTCCTTACTATTAAGTTTATAAACAAGATAAATATTTATTTCCCCTTCACTTTCAGTGAGGGGATAAATATTTATCTATAAACTTAATAGTAAGAGTGTCAGCCGACTTTGCCCTACTGCAATTGCCATGCCAACTTCGACGAACGGTCGATTTGAGCCGACGAACGGTAGGTTTGACCTGACGAACGGTAGGTTTTGGACATTGGCAATGGGGGATATGGTTAGTGTCGAATGTTCGACAGTGGAATCATTGAAAATGATGCACCGCCTCGGTTACCCTTGAACTGCTCTAAAAATCATCACTTTCCATATGCACTTTTTTGTGACTAACTGACATCGTAACAGTTTAATGATACATCTAAGTACTTGATTTTAAATGCTTTATAGAACGTGTATGTCATAGCCCATGCATGATGACATTACATCGCACGTGATCGTAGGCGCATACACACGGGTGATCACGAGCGGGGGTGGGCGTGGGCCAGGGTGGGGTGGGGCGCTACTGTATATGGCTTCTTACACAGATCAGGTATTTTCACTCTAAATCAATTACTTATGTTAGTACACACTAACTTACACACACTCTAAATGAGAATCACTCTCATTTAAATCTCATGCAGTATATTATGCTGCTAGTACACAATAAATAAGCATATTATGCTGTATGTACTGTATATGCATACAGGTATATGGGGTTAAGAGAGTGAATACTGGATGAATGTACAGTAATGGCTAGTTTCGATTAAGATGCTAGGAGTAAGTGGAATTATCGATAATGAAGGGGTGTAGTTGTTACAAAAGTGTAAGGATGTTGGGTCTGAGACACAAATAACTTGACAACTACAACCAAACACATATACCATAGGGTAACAACCCTCACTGAAAGTGATACATATAAGTGTTACACTTACATCACTTATAAAATACAATTAAGATATATTAGTGTATAATATACTTTTAATGAATACTTAAGTACATTAGACACTCAAATAAGATACTTAAGTGCTCACTATAAATGAGCATGAAACTTCGGGTCTGAGACAATAAACTACAATATTATCTGTGCTCGATTTTCAGTAGCCTCTTATCTGTACCCTTCCGCAGCGACTGCAATGAGCGTAGCGAATAAGGGAGCGAGGACTATCACTTGACGTATGAATAAAAAGAAAATATACCTAAGAGAAGGTCATGTATTTAATGACTTTATTAATGCAGTCTATCGTGATAAGTTAGATCAGCTTCATATACCCCACAGTGATGTCTTCTTTGTACGTGCAGCTTTAGAGAAACGCACAGGTATAAGATTTCCATTGCAACAGGTAGAGACAGCAATGAAGGCAGAAGGATGGTCTGAGGGTAGGATACTTAAGAGCGATCATCGATATAAGGGTAACAAGAATGTCTGACTTTCCTGAGAGATATAAGAAGCTAGGGTTTACTGGGTACAACCAACCTAAGAAGT